CTTCCGATCTCGGAATACAACCTCCAGAAATGGATTCTCAATGTTCAACCTCTTCAAGCTCTCGTTCTTGTGTTCCTGCCGTTGATATCAATAACTTGGTGGCAAGTTATATTGAACACGTCAAGGCAGATGATAACTCGAACGTGAGCAGGTTTTTGGGAGAAGTAGCCTTGCGAGAGTTGAAATCGCAAGTTGACACCTCTAATGGTGATTTCCAGAAGTTAAACGTCGGTTTCCGTTTATCTCCTGATGAAAAGAATGCCTTAAAAAACAGCTTTCCTGGTTTAGAAATAGTTTTTAAGGATTCTTGTCAATCCTCACATAGTTTTGCTGCCGCACATCGAGTGTGCGAGTCCCTAGACATATACAAACGGTTTAACACAAAAACCGAAAAGATCATTGACTTGGGTGGTAACTATGTTACTCATACTCGTCACGGAAGAGCAAATGTTCATTCTTGCTGTCCGATCCTAAATGTCCGTGATGCTGCTAGACACACGGACAGATATATGTCTTTGGCTGCTGCAGTTGAGAAACACCATAGGGAATTACCGGTGGATTTCTGCTGCAAGAAATTCGAGGAGTGTAATGTTCAAGCTCCTTATGCCATGGCAATACATTCCATCAGCGACATTCCTATTGCTACTGTCGCAAGACACTGCATTAGAAGGGGAGTGAGAAAATTAATTGCTTCCATCATGATGGATCCTGCTATGATGCTCTACGACTCTGGTCGTATCCCTCTGTTAAATGTGGTATGGGAGAAAGAAGATGTTGTCGAAGAGGAGGGGATAACACTTCTTAAAGAAGGAAAAAAGAAAACTCTCATACATTTCCATTTTGTTGATGCTCCAGGATTGAGTTATACTCACGATTTTTCCATACTCTCTCAGTACATGGTCACTAATCAAGTCATTGTTGGTGGTGGTTACTCTTACAGAGTTGAACGCACTGCAGACTTGAATGGTGTATACATAGTCGAGTTGACTTTGGGTATGACGGATGGAATGACACTCAATCACCTGAGACCGCTGACCGACATCTCATGTGCTTGGTTGGCGAATTTGAGGAAGAAGGTCTTCGTGAAGATCGCTGTTCCAGTGTCCACTGAATGGTTCACTGAAGATTTTGAAATGCGATGGGCTTTGATGGACGAGTCAATTGTTAGATATGTTTCCGAAGCCGCTTTTAGACAGTACTCGAAGACAAAAGATCCCGAGACTGTAGTGCAGCACATTGCCACGATGTTATCTTCTTCTTCTAATCATGTTGTCATAAATGGTATAACCATGAGGAGTGGTAGTCCCGTTGCTATAGAAGAGTATGTTCCTTTAGCAGTGACGTTTTATACCATGGCAGCATGGAGATACAAAATGATTGCCCCCGGGATTGAAGCCGTTAAAACTAGGGTCAAGAAGAACATAGACTTATATTCCAGGAATTCCGAACCGACACTGTCTGATGCTTTAGTGGAGATGCAAAAATCCGTATTACCAGATGACGATTTCGGTTTGAAGAATTGCGAGAAAATTCCTGATGTCATAAAGTCTGTTGGTCTTCGTTGTTTTAAAGGTAAATCTTTAAAGAAAGTCGGGGATGATGTGTCACGCCTAAGATCTCATAGCATGTTCCGAGAAGTTCTGCACGAGATTCGCGAATTTTTCGGCTTGACTATTACTGGTGAAGATTTCAATTTTGTGGAGGCTACCCCGGCAAAATTGAAATCCACGACAGTATGGGAAGCTTTTGCTCATAACATGGAATTTCCTGCTTGTTTAGATGTTTCCGAATGCTCTTATGATTTGATGAATAAACATCTTGCCACTAAAGCAGAAGATGAGCGTGTGGAAAAGCAAACCAGAGAATTTTTGGATGCTAGAGACAGAGCTTTGATCACTATTGCCAAAGTCATCGAAAAGAATGAAGTTCCCGATGGTTTGATGCCAATCCTTAATCTACTTGATGTGGAAAAAGAATTGATGACCGCAAAAAATTCCTTGAGTTTAACTCCAGAGGCCGTGAACACGATTCATGACAATGATCAGTCCTTAATTGTCAATCCATATGCCGAGAGCATTAAAGAAGCAATTCACTACTTTAATGAACTCGAGATGGTGAATACGAGAAACCTAAGGACCCTTGGGCAGTATATCGGTTGGAGACCCTCCGATCCTACTACTTATAGGGCCCTTAAGGGGCGGAATGAATCAGTTAAAGTGTTCATACCATTTGAAAACAAATGGTATCCGGATAATAAAGACTTGCAAACCTATGAAAGAGCGATGACGGAAGATGGTTATGTGAGCCTTCAATGGGACAAGGACGGGTCCCTTACCCCAACGTGCATTAAGTCAATTAGTAAATACAATGCACTTGTTGTGGATGATTCATGTGTTTTTAATGCTGGGCAGAGCATGATTCCTGCCTTAGAATCAGCGTTAAAACTGAAACCAAACTTCAAGGTAAAAATAGTCGATGGTGTTGCTGGATGTGGGAAAACAACCTATTTGAGAAGAATTTCAAATTTCCTGGCAAATCCCGACTTAATTTTGACCAGCAATCGGAGTTCCTCTGATGAATTAAAAGAAACTATCGATTGTTCTGAGGCGATGAAGTACCGCATTAGGACTATTGACAGTTATTTAATGTTAAAGAATTGGTTTGCTTCCGACAGATTACTGTTCGATGAATGCTTTTTGACGCATGCTGGTTGCATTTATGCAGCTGCGACCTTAGCTCAGGTTAAAGAGGTTATTGCTTTAGGAGATACAGAGCAAGTACCCTTCATTTCTCGCTTGCCTGAGTTTCGCATGCAACATCATAAGTTGACTGGTGATATTGAGGTACAAACAGTCACTTACAGATGTCCAAGAGATGCCACCTACTGTTTAAAATCTCAATTTTATAAAAACAAGTCGGTGAAGTCAGCGAGCTTAGTTGAAAGATCGCTTGAATTATGTCCCATAAATAGTGCAGTCCAGATACCGTGTGAAGAAGATGTGTTATACATAACTCACACGAGAGCAGATAAAGATGTTCTTCTGAAAATACCAGGATTTAAGAAGGAGAACATAAAAACAACACATGAGGCCCAAGGAGAAACCTGGGATAAAGTTGTTTTGTTCCGTCTTTCTAAGACGACGAATTTATTGCATTCTGGAAAAGGCCCGGAATTGGGTCCTTGTCACAATTTGGTTGCAATATCTAGGCATAAAAAATCTTTGAGGTATTATACCGTCGCACCAAATGATTTGGATGACCAGATATTAAGATGTATCAACATTTCCAAGACTCTTAGTTCTAGAGATCTTGATGCTGTGAGAGTTGCCTCAACTCCACGATAATTATTTGAAAGATGTTTCCTCTTTCTTGATGCCCTCTTTTAGAGGATGACACAACTTTAGGCACGTTACTTTGCTTCTGGTAACGTTAGTTTGTGGTTTTCCAGTATTATCTAATGATAATACTGATGCCTTCTATATAAAGAAGATGC